ATAAACTCTTATGAAAAAATTCTGGACTATTTGGAAGTATAGTTTAGGTGGATACTCCGATGACAAAACAGAACCTTACGATAATGCTATTACGATTGTAAGGACACTTGTCATCGGAGTAAATTTTGTGACATGTTTCTTCATTATGTCGAACGTGGTTCACAATTGGTAATATATTATGGAGTAGTTTATGTCCAAAGATTTTCTCTGGTGTGAGAAACATCGTCCTCGTAAGGTAGAGAATGCGATTCTACCTAAAAAATTAAAAGATGTCTTTCTTAAGATCGTCAAGTCTGGTGAATTGCCTAATATGCTCTTCACTGGCACCGCTGGTCTTGGTAAGACTACTATTGCTCGTGCTATCTGTGATGAACTTGGTTATGACTATATTCTGATCAATGGCTCGGAAGACGGTAACATTGATACCTTACGTGGCAAGATCAAAAGATTTGCTTCGTCTGTCTCATTGGGTGGCGATGTCAAAGTCGTTATCCTAGATGAGGCTGACTATCTTAACCCTCAATCAACTCAACCTGCTCTTCGCGGGTTCATCGAAGAGTTCTCTAGTAACTGTCGATTTATTCTGACGTGTAACTTCAAGAATCGAATCATCGAACCTCTACACTCACGGTGTGGTGTATATGAATTCAATACTACTAAGAAAGAGATGCAGGTTCTCTGTTCCGATTTCTTTGTTAGGTTGATGAGCATTCTTGAATCTGAGGGTGTCGCCTTCAATAAAGATCTGATCGCACAACTGATCATGAAACACGCACCTGATTGGAGACGTGTGATCAATGAGTGTCAACGATTCTCGATCGGCGGTCAATTAGAAACCACTGTACTCGACAACGATGAGAATGATAACTACAATCTTCTCTTCAAGTCACTAAAAGAAAAAGACTTTAAGAAGATGCGTAGTTGGGTCGCGCAGAATGTTGATGTTGATGTCTCTGCTATTTTTCGACACATCTATGATAATATGTACACTCATGTCGATTCCGCATACATACCACAACTCGTGTTGGTGCTCGCCGACTATCAGTACAAGAATGCATTTGTTGCGGACCATGAACTGAATGTCGTTGCATGTATGACCGAGATTATGGCTAACATTGAGTTTAAGTAATGAACCCCTTTGATTATGTAAATGCAATTAACCATAGCAAACAAGACCTGATGACCGACGACCTGAAAGAGAAAGCATATAACTCTTTCCTTGTCAATCGATCGTTAAGTTATTTTCCCGATACTGTTGCGGCGGCTAACATCGTCAACCAGTATCATCACCTTGATAAGAAACTTCAATTCCATTTTTTACTAAATATAGTCAGAAAACGAAAACGCTTCTCTAAATGGCAGAAGCAAACTGTTTTCGATGATGTGGAAGCGGTAAAAGAGTATTATGGATACAGCAACGAAAAGGCGCGTTCTGCCCTGTCACTTCTTTCACCGGATGAAATAGAAGAAATAAAAAAAAGGATTTATAAAGGTGGAAGAAAATAATAGAATTTGGAAACCAGCAGATATGCTGGAAATTATACTGAATGAACCTGACGACTTTCTTAAAGTACGCGAAACTCTCACCCGTATGGGTGTTGCGTCACGACGTGAGAATAAACTGTTTCAGTCTTGTCATATCTTACACAAGCAAGGTAGGTACTTTATCGTCCACTTCAAGGAGTTATTCTTACTTGACGATAAAAAATCTAGTTTAGAAGACTCGGACCTTCTACGACGAAATACTATTGCTACTTTGCTCGCAGACTGGGGTCTGGTTCAAATCGTAGACAAGTCGCAGGTCGCTGAATGTGCGCCTCTTCGTCAGGTCAAGATCATTTCCCACAAAGATAAAGACCAGTGGGAACTTTGTCCGAAATATAAAATCGGGAATAAGTAACTCCAAATGATACAGGCTTATATGCAGGTTGATTTAAATAATCCTCTTGCCGTAAAGTACCACCAACTCTCTTTAAAATCATTTGAATGTGTAAAAGATATTTTTAATATCAATGTTCTTCAGTGTATAACACCTGACACACTTCTGGATATTTCTTTCTCTGATAAAAAGAAACGTTCACCTCAAGAGAAGGCTTCGATCTGCTCTAACTATCGGTTGATAGAACGAATCTCACAAGGCGAGAAGTTGTTCGTTATGGAACACGACGCTTATCTCATTCCCGAGAGAGAGACAATATTCCGCACGATCATGTCCGACTACGAGAAGATGCTTACCTGTAATGTAGGTATCGCAATGGAATGTTATACTACACATCCTTCTGTTGCAGAACTGTTCTGTGAGTTAGTAAGAAACGATTCTACTACTCGACAAAAAGGACCTATGGGCATTCTTCATTACGCAACAGATGTGATTGCTAGAGGAAACAATTCTGACCGTAACTGGGTATATTGGCCTAAGGAGGGCAAACGCAACAAAACTGGGCTTGATGTAAATGTGACAAAGTCGCATGGCAGACCTAAAATTGTAATAGACGCACCTGTTACCCAGTTGATTGATAATCTACAGGGAACAACAGTAACTGATCGGGTTCATATCAATAATATTTACACACCCGAAACTCACCCAAACTTTCATTTCGTGGACATTGACAATCTCGAAGAAAAGTAGTATAATTATACAATGAAAAAAATGAAATTCTATACAAACATATCTCGTTATGGCAACAAGATACTCTATCGTGGTATTGAGGATGGTAAGCCCGTTCAATTCCGCATCCCCTTCAAACCAACACTCTATGTCGAATCGTCCAAGGCGACCGGCAAATACAAAACTCTGTATGGCAAATCGGTCGCGCCGATGGAGTTCGATGGTATGCGTGAAGCGTCAGACTTCATCAAGCAGTATGAAGATGTCCCTAACTTTGGCGTACATGGTCAGTCGAATTTCGTCACTCAGTTTATTTCGAATGCGTTTCCTAGAGATGTCAAGTTTGATATCGACAGCATAAATGTATCGACGATCGACATCGAGGTTGCTTCTGATAAGGGCTTTCCCGAACCAGAACACGCGAACCATCCTGTGATCTCGATTGCTATTCGGAACAATCAAAGCGACACTTACTATGTCTGGGGTCTAGATCAGTATGACACATCCCTGAATGACAATAATGTTGAGTTCTTTTACTGCGAGACTGAACAGAATCTTCTCAAAGCATTTCTCGGCTGGTGGCAGAGTAATTATCCTGACATCCTGACCGGATGGAATTCGAAGTTGTTTGATATGACGTATCTCGTCAATCGAATAAACAAGGTTCTCAGTAGTGAGTTCAGCAAGAGACTATCCCCTTGGGGTCTTCTACGTGAAAGAAAGATTCGAACGCTGGGTGGTCGTGAACAAATAACCTATGATCTTGAGGGTATCACACAGCTCGATTACCTAGATTTGTTTAAGAAGTTCACACTCAATACTTACGGTCAACAAGAATCTTATAAACTGGATCATATTGCCCACGTCGTTCTTGGTGAAAGTAAACTATCTTATGATGAGTATGGTTCGCTTCACTCATTGTATAAGAACGACTATCAGAAGTTTATTGACTACAACATCAAAGACGTTGAGTTAGTCCATCGATTCGAAGAAAAGATTGGTATCATCTCACTGGTACTGACGATGTCTTATTCTGCGAAGACAAACTATGGCGATGCTCTGGGTACGACCGCGATCTGGGACTCGATCATTTACAACGAACTGATTGATAAGAACGTTATCATACCACCTCGCCCATCGATAGAACATGATGCAGGTAAGATCGTTGGTGGTTATGTAAAAGACCCTCAGGTTGGCGCACACGACTGGGTCGTATCATTCGATCTAAACTCTCTGTATCCTAATATCATTGTACAATACAACATGTCTCCCGAGACGATGTGTTATAACGAAGATATGGAAACAACAAAGTGTGCGAACGGCGCGATGTTTCGAAAAGATTACGAGGGTATCATCCCCAAAGTAATTCGAAAGTTCTATGACAATCGTGTCACCATAAAGAAACAGATGCTTGAAGCCAAGTCGGAGTATGAGAAAGCACCAACAAAACGGCTTGAGAATCTCATCGCCAATCTAGATAACCAACAGATGGGAATCAAGATTCTCATGAATTCACTTTATGGTGCTCTTGCCAACAAATACTTTCGATACTTTGATCACCGTATCGCAGAAGGTGTCACACTGTCAGGTCAGAGAGCGATCAAGTGCGCTGAGAAAGCAGTCAACGACGAGATGATAAATTTGCTTGGTGTCGAGTCGGACTATGTGGTTGCGATCGATACGGATTCTGTCTATATCAACATGGCACCTTTGGTCGAGAAGTTCAACCCAAAAGACCCTGTGAAGTTCCTCGACAAGATTTGTTCGGATCATTTTGAGAAAGTCCTCAGCAAAGCCTACCAAACTCTCGCGACCGAGACAAGTGCGTATGAGAATCGTATGGTCATGGGTCGTGAGGTGATTGCCGATCGTGGTATCTGGATGGCGAAGAAACGTTACATTCTGAATGTACACAACAACGAGGGTGTCCAGTACGCCACCCCCAAGTTGAAGATGATGGGTATCGAAGCGATCAAGTCTAGTACGCCTCAGATCGTTCGTGACAAGTTCAAAGAGATCTTTCGAGTTGTCGTAGAGGGCACTGAATTCGACACACAACGCTTCATCCTTGACTTCAGATCAGAATTCAAGAGTCTCTCACCCGAAGACATTGCGTTTCCTCGTGGTGTGTCAGAGATCACAAAGTGGGTAGACCGCAAACTGATCTATGGCAAAGGCACCCCAATTCATGTACGTGGCTCTCTACTATATAATCATCACCTGAAGTTAAATGGATTGACTGATAGATATGAACGAATACAAGACGGTGAGAAGATTAAGTTTGTGTATTTGAAAGTACCGAATAAGATTAGAGAAAATATCATATCGTTCCCCACACAATTGCCCAAAGAATTTGGTTTGCATTCCATGATAGACTATGATAAAATGTTTAACAAAACATTCTTAGATCCTTTGACGCCAATTCTTGATGCTGTTGGCTGGGACTTCGAACCAAAAGCGACACTAGAGGATTTTTTCGGATGAATATAGAACACCTGTCTTTTCCTGATCATGGATGGGGTTACATGCCCGCAACCGAAGAAATGTTCAATGTCTTTAGGAGTTGTCAAGAAAGGTATCATCCAAAGAAGGTTCTTGAAATAGGATTTCATTTAGGTCATTCCACGACATACCAGTTGGAAATCTATAAAGATGCCGAATTCGTTTCTGTTTCGCCCTATAACGATGACATACTAAGTTCTGATAAGATTGATCCTGCTGATCGACACAAAATGGCAATCAAATTAGCAGAGTTGTATCCTACTCGGTGGAGATGGATTCCAGGCAAATCTCACATAGTGAAAGATGAACTAAAACCATTTAAATTCGATTTCGCTCTAGTTGATGGTAGTCATAAGTATGATCCTGCTTTATGTGATATGAATATCTGCCTTGATTTAGGCATCAAACGGTTTCTCATAGATAACTTCGATCATCCCGCAGTCAGAAGAGCGACTAAGGACACGGGTAAACTTTCTACCGTTGAGATTTTTAATTATGATCATACCTTCAAGGGTAAGACAAAAACAAATCAAATTGCGTTGGTAGAGGTTGACTAACGACGAAATATTTGTTATAATACCTCTATGACATACTCTCTTACTATATTTAAAAACCGTTTCGACAACAAGACCCATCGCAGACAAGAATTCTCTGACTTTGAAAGTTTCACAAAGTTGTTGTATCAGTTGTCAGCAATGCCTCGTGTTGATAAGAAATCTGCTGAACTGATCAGCCCAGCGGTATACACCAAAGACACAACGCGAAGCAATGACAATGTTGAGTATTGGGGTAACTGGGCAGCCGTCGATGTCGATGATTTTGAAACATCTGGTGATGATCTCGAATCGATACTGTCCAGTCGCCTACACCAATATGAGTATGTCTGTTATTCGACTGCTAGTAGTACGATAGATACTCCTAAGTTTCGCCTTGTGTTCAACCTCTCAAGAGAAGTTGATCGTGATGAAATCAAGAAATTTTGGTATGCTCTCAATATAGATCTTGGTGAGATCGGTGACAAACAAACAAAAGATCTGTCCCGAATGTATTATGTTCCTGCTCAGTATGACAATGCGCATAATTTCATCTTCCGCAATAGTGGTGATCCCATTGATGTTGATTATCTTATCGCAAAGCATCCCTACAAAGAGCGAGACGGTAACAGTTTTCTAGATAGGCTGCCGCCCGAATTACAGAAAGCCGTCATAGAACATCGAAAGCAATCGCTAGACAACACACAATTTTCTTGGGCTGGATATAGAGATTGCCCCTTCTGGCCAAAGAAACTGTCTGTAGAATATCAGACAATAAACAATACGGGTTGGTATCATAAGATGTATCAAATTATGGTAGCAACAGCGGGCAGTGCTATTAAAAATGGATATCCTATTACAGCACAGCAAATTGCCGAATTGTGTAGACAATTTGACAATGAGACAGGAATGTGGTATACTGATCGACCACTTGAGAAAGAAGCAGACCGAGCAGTTGAATATGCTTATCGTAATAATTAGGAGATTAAATGAGTGAAGAAATAACAGATGTAATAGTTGATCCTGAAGAGGTCATTTCAGAACCAAAGCCCGAAGCACCATCCAAGTTGCGTGTCGGTATTATCGGCAATAACATTTTAGCAAAAGCATCAGAAGTTGCCTTCAATACGAAGTCGACTGAGCGTGTCGTCTTTAATGATTATAGTTGTATCGATGAGTTGGTTGAATGGAAACCTTCTTTGGCTATCATTTGCGCTGACATTGATCTTCTTAAGAATGATACCCTAGACGACACTGACTTTTTAACAGCAATCAATAAACTTGTCAAGCAGATAGGGTGTGCGATCTGTATACGAACGACCTTGAACATTGAAGTGATTGAACGCCTATTGGGTTCTCTCGGTAAAGATCTATTCGATGCGAAGATCGTGTACATGCCAGAGTTGAGTGATTCTTCTAATATTGGTGAGATCTTAACGGCAGAAATTACTGCTGTTGGAGGTAGTGAGAAGTCTATTCCTGCATATCTAAATCTGGTTCGACACACAAGTCATCTATCGTCTCAAAGCATGGTGACTGGTACAGTGTTCGAAGTCGCATATGCAAAGTTAGGTCTTGCTGGGTTCAAAGCGATCAAGCAGACTTACTTTAATCAATTGTACGACACGATAATGGATGTAAAGAACGCAAACCCAACAATTGTTCGTAGAATGATGGAGAAATGCCCAGATATCGTCGATCGATCTACAATGATTCCGACTTTTATTCGTTCTCATATTGAAGGTGATATTAGTTATAAGCAAGCACGAACATTTGGTGGTGAGTTTCTGAACAGAGATGTTCGTATGCTCGTAGGTATGTCAGATAAACTGCCTCTGCTAGATGAATGTGTCAATTTTAAAAACATAAAGGATTAATACCATATGTCTGTAATGAATAAACTTAAAAAAAATTCAAAGGTCAAGTTCACGAGTGTCTTGTCTGAATCTGAATTCTTTAAAGACCGTGAGGTAACGCCTTTGGATGTGCCGATGTTAAATGTCGCACTATCTGGTAGTTTGAGCGGTGGCTTAGTCTCTGGTCTGACAGTCCTTGCTGGTCCATCTAAACATTTCAAAACATCGTTTGCGTTGAAGATGGCAGCCGGGTATCTGAAAGCAGATCCAGAAGCAATCATGTTGTTCTATGATTCTGAGTTTGGTTCACCCGAATCATATTTCGAAACATTCGGCATCGATATGACACGAGTGCTTCACACTCCCATAACGGATGTTGAACAACTCAAGTTTGATTTGATCGGTCAACTTGAAAATCTTGAAAAAGGAGATAAAGTGATCATAGTGATCGACTCGATCGGTAACCTCGCTTCGAAGAAAGAACTCGAAGATGCTATCAATGAAAAGTCTGTTGCTGATATGTCACGAGCAAAAGCCCTCAAAGGTCTGTTTCGTATGGCAACACCTTACCTGAAGATGAAGAACATCCCTCTTCTTGCGATCAATCACACTTACAAAGAGATTGGTCTTTTTCCTAAAGACATCGTTGGTGGCGGTACTGGCATCTATTACAGTGCTGATAACATCTGGATTCTAGGTCGTCGACAGAACAAGACAGGCACCGAGGTGACTGGTTATGATTTCATTGTGAATGTTGAGAAGTCTCGATTTGTGAAAGAGAAGTCGAAGATCCCGATTAGTGTATCTTGGGATGGTGGTATCGAACGCTTTAGTGGTTTGTTAGATGTTGCCCTTGCTTGTGGTTTCGTTGTCAAACCTTCTAACGGGTGGTATCAGTTGGTTAACATTGAGACTGGTGAAGTGATCGGTACTAAAGTACGTGAAAAGGATACTCTTACAGAAGAATTCTGGCGAGACATTCTAGCAAATCCCAAGTTTCCAGAGTTCATTGAGAAACAGTACTGTATCAGTTCGGGAGGAAACTCGATTGAACTTGATTTAGAAATGGCAGAAGATTAATGAGTATTAAAATGGTAAGCGAAGGGGTCGACTATGAGTTGTCCCCTTCAACGGAGACGGGGGTCGAACAAGCATGGGATGTTCGACTCCTGAATGGAGACTTTACCGAATCCGTAATTAGATTCGGCAATATCGCATTCGATGGAGAAAATGATTGCTTAACATTCAGTTTTATGTTAATATCTACACCAGTGGAAGGTTTGTCAGAAGATGATGTTGGTCTACAAGATAGAGCGGCAGAGATTCTACAAAGCATTCTAGAAGATGCTCACGCATCACAATCCCTAGTAATGGGCAATCCAGAGGAAAACCGTGAAGATTGATTTAGAACAGACTATCCTTAGAAATATATTGACGAATGAATCTTACATGCGTAAGGTCATTCCTTTTATTAAGAAAGAATACTTCGAAGGTGTCTATCAGATTCTCTTTAGTGAGGTAACTAAATTTGTGGGGAAGTATAATAAACTTCCTTCACTGGATGCTTTCAAAATAGAAATCGATCAGTCAGAAAGATTTAACGAACAAACTTACACACACGCCATCGACATTCTTCCAAACATCTTTGAGAAGAAAGAAGAGAAGAATAAACAATGGCTCTTAGATACGACAGAAAAGTGGTGTCAAGATCGTGCGGTTTATCTCGCGATTATGGAGTCGATCTCTATCATCGATGGTAAACATCAGACATTATCGAAGAACTCATTGCCTGACATTCTACAAGACGCCCTATCAGTAACATTCGACACAAATGTTGGTCACGACTACCTAGTGAATGTTGATGAACGATATGCCTTTTATCATGCGCAAGAAGAAAGAATACCCTTTGATCTTGAATACTTCAATTCGATTACGAAAGGTGGTCTTCCTAACAAGACCTTAAACATTGCTCTTGCTGGTACCGGCGTCGGTAAATCGTTGTTCATGTGTCATGTTGCGGCGTCTGCCCTAGCGCAGGGTCGTAATGTTTTATACATCACGATGGAAATGGCAGAAGAACGTATCGCTGAACGTATTGACGCGAACCTACTGAATGTGCCGATAGATCAGTTAGAGAACATGTCTCAAACAATGTTCACAAGCCGTGTGCGTAAAATTGCGGATAGCACAAATGGTAAACTGATCATCAAAGAGTATCCGACAGGTCAAGCACACAGTAGTCATTTCAGGGCATTGTTAACCGAACTGAGACTGAAAAAGAAGTTTGTTCCTGAGATTATCTTTATAGATTATTTAAATATATGTGCGTCTTCGAGAATGAAATCTATGGGCGGCGCGATCAATTCGTACACTTATATTAAAGCCATTGCCGAAGAATTGCGTGGTCTTGCTGTCGAATTTAATGTGCCCATTGTGTCCGCGACACAAACGACGCGTTCGGGATTCGGTAATTCAGATCCTGGGTTAGAAGACACTTCGGAGTCTTTTGGTCTTCCTGCCACGGCTGATCTAATGTTTGCTCTAATTTCTAATGATGAACTCACCAATCTTGGTCAGATTATGGTGAAGCAGTTGAAGAATCGTTATAACGACCCAAACAAGGATAAACGATTTGTTATTGGTGTAGATAGATCGAAGATGAAATTATATGATCTGGATGAATCTGAACAGACATTAGTTGATGATGATATCCCAGTTTTCGATAAGTCTGCTTCAGG